TTATATGGACACTCCGTTAAGTGGGTTTAATGAGACTGCATCCTGCAAAAAGTCCGGTGCAAAGTGCGCATAAACCATGGTCTGTTGTACGGTGGAATGCCCTAAAATTCGCTGTAGTGTAATAATATTACCTCCATTCATCATAAAATGCGTGGCGAATGTGTGCCGCAGAACATGTACAGCCTGTCCGGCGGGTAGGTCTGGCTTCATAGTTCGCAGTGTGTTTCGCACCGTGTCGTAATTGGGCGTAAACAGTTTCCCGGTACTACGTTTTTTCACCATTTTAACCAAGCCCTCAGACAGCGGTATTGTTCTGCGTCTACCATTCTTCGTTTTCATGAATGTCAGCATGCAGTTAATAATGTGCTCAGCTTTAAGATCTGCAACTTCACTCCAGCGACCACCGGTGGCCAGACAAAGCAGCACAGCGTTGCGGTTGTCTCCTTCCAGCATATCGAGCAACTGCGTAATTTCTTCAGTAGAAAGAAACGCCATTTCTGGCTCAGCCTCTTTAAGCTTTTTCACGCCTCTGAAAGGATGCTCGCTGTGATATTCATTGGCATCAATTAGCTTGGTAAACATGCCGCTGAATATAGCCTGATGACGGTTCACACTGGCTGGTTTCAAGCCTTCATTCATCATCTTGACCCGATAATCCGTTATAGCTTTCTTAGTTATCTGGTCAGCTCTGGTCACCCCGATTTCAGCAAACTTAATCATGATTGCTGAAAGCCTGCCTTTTTCTATCAGACCACGGTTATGGTGCTTACCGTGGTATAGCCACCACAATTCCAGCAAATCAGTCAGTTTGCGGCGGTCTGCCGGTTTCTCTAACCACTCTTTATTATGGTAGTTAACCAGCACATGACGCTCATAAATCTGAGCCTCACCTTTCGTATTAAATTTACGCCGGATTCTTCTTCCCTCGGAACCCTGCGGCCTTACGTCCACTTCATATCGACCATCATCGAGCTTCTTAATTGACATAGCGAAGCCCTCCAATGGTTACAACTTTGTTCGGTACTGTTTGTTTGTGGCTGTAGCAGTCGGCGACTGTACAAAAATCACATATTTGTGCTGCGTATATCGTTAGCCAGTCTTTTGGTCTGAGTGGGATGAGGTTGGATTTTCTGGCCCAAAGTGTGCGAGTGCCGGCGCAATTTGGCCGGAAGCTGGGTCGGTTTCGTCAAACATGAACCAATCGCGATACTTGCGAAAACGCGGGTGTTTGAAAATCTTGATCCCCGCTTCCATCGACATTTTGGCTTTCCCAGACTCATAGCCATGATAGCTGGAATAATTAAGTCCAACTAATTCAGCCACTTCCTTCGATTTTAGACGCTCAGAGTCTCTTATGAGCTTTAATTTTTCAGATTGATCAATTGACATTTAATCGCATATCTCCCATTATTTTGGATATATAGTTCAGAAACAGCACCAATATAGATCTAACTAGTTCCAATTGGTGATCGGACAGTAAGTTGGAGAATAGCAAATGAATACGAAAGCTAAAACATCAGACCAGTCGAATGATGAGGAACGTGTGGAGGAAAGCGGGGGTATCGTTAAACGCAAACCAGTCAGTTTGTCGGAAAAGCCCGGCAACCTACTTTCAAAGGAGGGCTTTGCGCTTTACGTGGGTAAAACCCCAGCCGCAATTGTAGCGATGGCCAAAGCAGGAAAATTGCCAGCGTTTTATATGGCTGATCCATTAAAGCCGGGTGGGCACGCAGAGTTGTGGATTAGCCGCAAAGAATGGGACAGGTTTGCTGATCAGCTTGTAGAGGATGCACCCGCAGAGTGGCACGGATGGAAAGACCGTATTAGTGCGAGCAAGCCATGCAGAGGGCAGGGTACGAGAAGAGCATAGTTTAGCAACGTTTTTAAAAGGCCAATTAAGGCCTTTTTAGGGAACAGCGATGAATAGGTTACTTAGGTATTCCGCCAGCAATAAAACAGACAACCCGCTCTTGGAAATTGAGCCGGTAATTGCTTTCTGCGTCTTCACCGTAAAGAGCAATACATGTTCGTTTTCTGGCCGGATTGAAAAGAGACATAACTGGAGATGTATCCTGCTCTTCAATTTTATTTCTCTTAATCCTGACTTCCTCTGGACTCAGAATACTAAGTTCATCCGCGAGCTGCTGGTATCTCAATGCTTGAACCTTTGCGTTGCCAGCAACTTCGCCCGGCTTGTAGGCGAGTTGCAAGGCCGACATAACGGCGATGATTATACCGAACAGCCATCCATAGCCGCTTTGCGCAAAAATGGACGCACCCAGAAGTACCTGAATGAAACAGCAGAATTTATCGAGCCTACTGTTTAGAGAATCAGTCATTCGAGCAAGATGGGCATTGAAATTGATTTCAAAATTTAATTCGTCGGATGGAGATTTCTTCACCATAGCTCCTAGTTCTTTTTTTCGTTTTCCCCTTCCTGTTTGTCTTGGCGTTCTTGCTGCTGATTAACAGGTGCAGAAGGGGCTGGTTTGTGTAATCGGTGAAATTTTTCTACATCAGACATATTAAATCTCCTTGTGATTGTTGGGTCGTTTTCAGCAGAACGGATCCTATCATAAGGGCGAATATTCGGGGATAAGCACGTAGCGTAATTACACGTAAGTAATTGCTGTGCAGGTAATTATCAATAAAGTTCTGTAAGGAGGGGGAATGTCTCAATCAATCTCTATCGCTCTATTACTCTGGAATCATCAGGTAGTTTCATGCCGTGATTCACAGATAACCCACGGCAAGGGGCGCAAGGGAATCATCATTCGCTGTAAACGACCAAGTCAATTTTCACGTATTAAAAATGCGTTTTATCGGAGGCAAAAATGACAGTAATCACTGCGGCTATCGTAATGAATCAGCCTGCCGGGCTTCGTGCTGCTGTTGGGGAGCGCCTTGCGCCCGCTCGCTGGCAAACCTCTTGTGATTTCTATAACAAGATGAGCGAACGTGAACGTCTGACCATCTGTTTTCATGCTCAGTTAAGACAACGCCATTCCGTAATGAAGTTGCAGGAAATGAACGATTGCGATCGTGAACGTATTGTCTGTGCAATTGATGAGCTCCGGGCTGCTTTTGCAAAGTACCGTAGTTTCAGGATCACCAAGTCATGTTTTATCGGACGTTTAAATATTAGCGAACGCCGCACTTTATATTTTCATGCAGGATTAACGGAAGAAGAATTCAGCCAGCCATATTGGCGAATCGATGACGAAACCTGCTCATGGAGAGAGGCTTTATTCCGGGCACTACGGGAATTATTTAGCCTGTTCGAAAATGCGCCGACTGTATTAACGTCGGTTCGCCCCGAAACTTACCTCCACTAATTAACCATTTTTAATTCTGCGCTTGATTGCGTAGGGAATCCCTTTGTCTGGAGCCAGAGATGAGCTTAACAGTTGGTCAGGAAATGAGAAATAAAGCAGACAGCGAAGCAACGAATTGGATGTTAAATCAGGCACGAAATCAGGCTAAGGCTGATGCAGCAATCACCTTTTCCTCGCATCTGGATTCGCTAATTAGTCACGCGATTCAAGAGCAATTAGACAGGGTTGAAATTCTTGAATTACTCGGACAAGAGTCAATTCGTTTTCACAACGAAGGTTTAGAAAATAAAGGGGTGATGTAATGCCAGATTTAATGGACTCAGTGCAGGAAAGAAATCTCGAAATTTTGACTCATCAGGTAGCTGCACATCGTATTCATAGCAATGGAGTATCGGCCTCAGTCTGTGAAGACTGCGACCAGCCAATCCCTTTGGCTCGCCGTGCCGCATTTCCCGGTGTAGTGCGTTGTGTGCCATGCCAAGAAATCACCGAACAACAGAAAAAACATTTCAGGAGCTAAGCATGATTCGAATTTCTGTAGGTGACAATTGGGTTGTGACGAGTGACTGCTACCAGTTCATTCTCAACAAAAAGAAAACTGTTCTTTCTGGCGATAAGAAAGGGCAGGAATATTTAGAAGCCACGGCTTACTACGCCAAAATTGACCAGTTGGTGAAAGGATTACTGCATTTTCATATCAGAGATTCTGATGTCCGTACCCTTGCGGAACTGGCTGATGAGATAACTGATATTGGGGATCTTTGCCGGGTTGCTTTTAACGTGACGCAGTCCGGTAAATAACGTGCTGATGAATGCAAGAGGGCGTATCGCGCCCTCGCCACCACCTAAACTAATAAAAGCCGACAAGGTTCCTTTTGTCGGCGCATACCCTTGGAATGCTCCCCGTCCTGCAATCTCAAAAGAAAGACTTCTTACCCGTGATGAATTCCATCAGGGGCAAGATGCCTTACGCAAGATCCACGCGCTGCCATTTTTTCTAAGTGGCATTTTCTCTGGCCGGTATGAATATCTTAAAGAAAGCTCAGGGCTGCTGGCTGCACATCGTTATCTCATCAATGTTTTTATGCCACGGATTTGGCCTCGCATCGAGGTTGTACAGACTAAATATGCGTTGGCCTTAAGTGGCAGAGCTAATGAAATTTTTACTGATGAGGCTGAGAGTTATCGCCAGTTAGCTGGAATGAATGATAAAGCGCTGAAACGTCTCGCTATGCAAATTTCATCCCGGCTGTTCACAGAATATGAAGAGCAGAGCGATCGGCTTCTTAGTCAGCACAACGGGGTTCAAGCCAAGTTATTCACCGATAGCGCACAGCAGAAAATTTATGGTGAGGTTGCCGGTGCTGCCCGCGTTTTTAATATCACTCCAATGCACTGGCAAAAATACTGTAAACGCAAACTGGATATGCGCTCAGCGTTCTCCAGCATCGCGCGATTGGTAAATGATGAGTGGTGGATTCGACAGTTAAAAGCGCAGCGCACTCAATGGCGCGAATCTCTCCTGATTGCTGTTGGCGAGGTTAGTCTGCAAAAGTCTGGCTATGCCAGCAAACAGGCTATCCGGGATGTTCGGGCGCGCCGCTTAGCAAACATGGAATATCTGAAATCCTGTGATTTAGAAAACATCGAAACAGGGGAACGTATAGATCTCATCGATAAGGTAATGGGGAGTATTTCTAACCCTGAAATCCGTCGTATGGAGTTGATGAGCACTATTGCAGGAATTGAAAAATATGCCTCAGAAGTTGGTCATGTTGGCATGTTCCTCACGATAACCACACCGTCAAAATACCATCCAACACGCATGGTCGGGAAAAAGACTGATCGCCGCGTTAATTTCAATCATAAGTGGGATGAAGAGGCGTTTTCACCAAAGGATGGCCAGCGCTATCTGGTGAAAATCTGGGGCAAGATGCGTACAGCATTCAAAGATAACGGCATCAAGGTATACGGAATGCGCGTAGTTGAGCCTCACCACGACGCTACACCTCACTGGCATATGATGTTGTTTTGCGATAAAGCTCACCGTCAGCCTGCCGTTGACATCATGCGTCGCTATGCACTCCAAGAAGATGGAGATGAACGTGGGGCACAAGCTCAGCGTTTTGAGTGTAAGCATTTAAATAAAGGCGGGGCGGCAGGCTATATCGCTAAATACATAGCCAAGAATATTGATGGTTATGCTCTGGAAGGTGAGATAGACCATGAGACTGGCCGATCATTGTCAGAGACTGCCGCAGCCGTTACTGCATGGGCTTCTACATGGCGTATACCGCAATTTAAATCTATCGGTGTACCAACAATGGGAGCCTATCGCGAGCTGCGCAGATTGCCGCGTGGCGTGAGTATCGCTAGCGAGTTTGACGAACTTGTCGAAGCTGCAAGAGCAGCGGCAGACGGTGGTGATTTCGCCGCATATATTTCTGCGCAGGGTGGGGCGAATGTCCCACGCGATGAGCAAACGGTAAGAACTGCCCGCCAAGTGATTGATGAGTTAAACGAGTACGACGAAGAGATCCAGAAAATCATCGGCGTTTATGCCCCTCATCTTGGCACTGACCTCATCCACGAAACACGCACAACAAAATGGCGCATTGTCGCCAAGGCTGTTGAAGTTGCCGTTCATCCTTTGAATTTAATAAGCGCCTCCGGCGCGCCTCGGAGTCCTGTCAATAACTGTGGGAAGGTTCAGGCAGGGCTCGGGCTGTGTTTTCCTGCTACACCTTCTGAGTACGCCACTGCGGTGATAAAATTAGTTGCAAGCGGGAGTGTTGGGTGGGATGAGCCTGATGTTGCTAAGGTGCTGGGAGACGCTGCCAAAAAGCAATCGCCGCCAGTTAATCATCGTCAGAAAAGTTTTGATCCGACTCAATCGCGTGATTTGGCCCCATCGGCACGGCTAACACCGAATGAAAAAGATAGGGTTAGGCACATAAAACAGAAACTACAACAGAAGGGAATTATATTACCGAGATGGGAATTAGAGGCCATGGCACGCGGAGCAACAATGAATCCAACAATTTTTAATTAATTAATTGATTTTTAATAACTTATCCCTATGGGGTTGATTTGTTACCCATGTTAAATGTGAGGATTTGATTTTTACATCTGATTACAGATTGATCTCATTGACAATGGTTGCTAATGTTAAAAAAAAATGGAGAAAAAAAATGCACGCTTTAGCGCCTTATCTGTTTCGTTGTTACAATCCTAATGCACCTCACGAGCAACGCTATTCAGCACTAAGTCAGATTAACAATAATGATTTGCTCGAAATATTGTTTAACTTCACGCAGCTGTATGAAAATAAATTTAACATTTCAGAAGTCACAAAGCAGGTTTTTAGGTTTAACGATATTACCTATGACAAAGAGAATAGGGAGATTTTTGGTTGGTTTGAATCTGGGTATTATGGGACTAAAACGGATATAATAAATATTGATTCTGGTTCGGTCGATTTCGAAAAAACCAAAAAAAATGCTGAAATAATCAAGTATTATATACACTTTTATATACCGAAAGGTGTTAATGAAGGAATGGCTTTCCTTCACACCTACAGGGGAGATGGAATAAAAACCCTTTTCATTAATTTGTTTTCTGAGTACTTTAAGAAAATTACCAAGTTAGTTATTCAGATGAATCCTCTTGCATACGACAAAGCAATAAATAAATGGCTCGATGCAGTTGCAAAAGAAATAAAAGTTACTAAATTTCAAGGGGTAACTGACCTTGCTGAGCAGGCTAAAATGCTTGGGCATAATGAACAAGAGTTAACAATAAAACCACCGAGAAATGGTGCTCTTGGAAAGCTTAGAGATTTTTTTTCAAAGCAAACTGAACAAGCAAAATTAGTTGAAGTTTTGAAAGGATATGGAGAATCAGTAAAAACAGTTGTTGAATTAAGTGATGGAAGAAAAAGAACATTTCATATCGGTACCAGTGTCAAAGGTGCAGTTTGCGAAATAGTTTTTGATGAAACACAGGTTGTTTTAAATGATGGTATGCCGGAAATTAATTCATTGAATCTTATGGTTGATTCAATAATCCTTGAGTATAATGTACTGCTCTACCCAGGAATAAAATTAAGGAGGGCGTAATGAGCTCTAAGATAAATATTTGTGAAATTATAACTGGGCACTTTAGAACTCTCAAAGACGCGGGTACTGATAAAGTTAGCATGTCAGACTTGTTAACTTTTGTTGTATTTCCCATTGCTTTATCGATTATTTTTGCTGTATTTGCAAATGGTATGTCTAAAGATTTAGTATCATTACTGGTTAATTTTAGTGCAATATTAACTGCTCTATTATTGAGTGTGCTTGTTTTAGTTTATGATCAAGAGTCAAAAATAAGGCAAAATAAAGACAATGACATTTTTTTCGATTCTAAAAAAACTCTTTTAACTGAGCTTTATTACAATATTTGTTATTCAGTGTTATGTGGTGTTTTACTAGTTGCCTTGTGTTTTTTTAGCTCGTTATACCCCACAGGGTTAGATGGGTACATTTCCGGAATTAATCATCCAATAGTAATAGATAGGGTGGGTTTTGGTTTCAATTTTTACCGTTATTGTCTAAGCCCACTCATTATATTTTTTTGTGTTCATTTAATGCTTAATATAGTGATGATTGTAAAGAGAATGCATTCCTTGCTGACGTTATCGTAAATAAAAATGTAGGTAATTCTTTATGCTACTTAATACCGGGATTACGATTTTGTGCCGCGATTATTGTTGTAAAAAAAACTACAAATAGAGGATAGTAAAATTTATAAGGGGGGGTGATGATAAAAAATATAAATTTTTTGCGTGATTTTGGTATTTATGAAAATCATGACAATACTAACTGTACTACATTTTCTAAATATAATTTAATTTATGGTTGGAACGGTGCTGGGAAGTCTACTTTAACAAAACTTTTTAAATGTATAGAAGATAAGAGTATAGACCAGTGTGGTTATTTGACGCCAAGATTTCAAATAGAATGTGATGATGGTGAAATAAAAGAGATAACAGAAAAAAATATTAGTAGTGCCTCAATGAATATATTTACTTTTAACGCTGATTTTGTGAGAAAAAATATTGATTGGGATAGCTCTGTAAATAGTATTTTACTGATTGATAAAGATAAAATAGAAGATAGAAAAAGTCTTGTTGAATTAAAGCTGTCATATAAAAAATTGAGTGCACAATTAGATAAAGAGGTGCATCTTAAAAAAGATTTAGATAATGATATGCAGGCTTTTTTGACCAAGGCGGCAAGAAATATTAAAACTAACTTGCAAGTCATAAATACGCAAGAAAGACGGTACCTGAATTATAATAAAACCACTCTTTTTTCTCTAATTAATTCTAAAAGAGAAAGTATTTTCAAAAGTGAATCATTGCTGCAAGATATCGAATTGGGTAGTTTAACAAGAGCGGCATTACCTATTGAAATGCCTATTATTAACATGGACTTGCCAACTTTAAACATTGCTGATTTTGTTGAAAGGCATACTCAAATAAGCGCTATACTACACACTAGTGTGGCTAGTAATGTTATCCTTGCTTTAAGTGAAAATCCCAACATGCAGTCTTGGGTGGAAATGGGGCTTGCTCTTCACAAAGAAAACCATAGACAAAAGTGTGGTTTTTGTGGCGGGGATATAAAAACCTCGCGAGTCAAAGAGCTTAATGACCATTTCAACGATGCGTTTAAAGCATTTAAAAAAACAATATCTAACTCTTTCTCTATCTGTTCTTTTATACCTCAACTAGCTTTACTTTCTAAAGATTTTTTCTTCCCAGAGTTTCAAGGTTCTTATATTGATTTAGTTGAGAAAATCAGGCTTGCCAGCAATGAGATTAACCATTCATTAGGTGAGTGGCAGAGTGTTCTGACAAAAAAGAATGAAAATCCTTTTGAAACTTCATTTGTAATAAATGAAATTTCAATTGTAAGTTTAATGAGTTATAACACTCTAATTTCTGGAATTAAAAAATTAATTGATGACCACAATAGCAAGTCGCTTAATTTTTCGAATGAAATTACGAAAATTAAGAGTGCTTTAGAAGTCCACTATGCAGCTCGTGAATTGATTGATTTTAAATATGAAGAAAAAGAAAGGCAGAAGGGAATATATGTTGAGACAATAGATGAGCTTTTGAATTCGGAGAGAAATCTAAAAGATAGAATTGATACTCTTGAAGCGTCATTATCAAATGAGTCTATTGCGGAAAATGTTTTTAATAATGAATTGCATAGATTTTTAGGGCGAAGTGAAATTAGACTAAGTTTTGATGCGGTTATGAAAGGGTATAGAATAATAAGAAATGGAACTGATAAACACGCCAAGAATTTAAGTGAGGGTGAAAAAACGGCTATAGCTTTCGTTTATTTTGCAATAAAGGTTGATGAGGGAGATAATGATATAACTAAATCAATTATTGTCGTTGATGATCCTGTTTCTAGTTTTGATTCAAACCACCTATTTCATTCATATGCTTTCTTAAAAAAGAGATTTGAAAATGCGTGCCAGTTATTTATTCTAACACATAGTTTTTCTTATTTTAAGCTAGTGCGTGATTGGATTCTAAAAAAGAATAAAAGAGATAATATTAAATCTAGAGTTTATTTAATTGAAACATATATTGAAGGTGTTAGGAAAGCTAAGATCATAAATGCTTCAAGCAACCTTATTGATTATAATTCAGAGTATCATTACCTATACTCTCGCCTTAAATACTTTAAAGAGAAAGCTCACTTAGAGCTTGATGAAGTATATTTGTGTGCAAACTTATCAAGAAAATTGCTAGAAACTTTTTTATCTTTCAAATTTCCTAAAAAAAGGAGCAATTTCAAAGCACTTGTTGATGATAGTGTGAGAAATTTGGAAGGTGTAAATCAGGAAGAGGTTGAAAAACTTTATAGATTTATAAATAAATATTCACATAATCAGGAGATCGATATGGGAGATAACACTGATAATTTGCTAGGTGAATCGCCTGTGATAATAAAGTATCTATTTACTCTGATAGAAAGCTTTGATTCAGTGCACTTTGCCGAAATGGAGTCATTGGCAGTTTAGAGTTTTTCATGTTTTTAAATATTTTAATGTAGCGGCATTTTTAGGTAGGGTGTTTTTTTTGTGCAATTTTTTGCATTTATTTGCATGGATTAATGAGTAAAGAGTTTGCAGCACAATGCCACGTAAACGCTGCAACTAAATGAAAATGCATCTGCATTAAAACTGACACACGAAGAGGGCAGGCGTGGCGGGGATAGCATTGCGCGCTGGCGGCTTTTTATTTAATTATTCTCGCGCCTGTGCGCGCCGTGGCGGAGTTTTAAAGTTTGGGATGAAATCGGATGCTATGGCGGCGGTGCGCGGCGTGTGGTGCTTCTGATGACGTATGAGGCGGGCATAAAAAAACCGCCGTATCACCGGCGGTCTGTGAATTGTTTTAGGGCTTAAAGCTCATACTCGTTGAACCTTACCACCTCCATACCTGCCCACTCGTTTAACTCTTTCATGCGCTCCTGTAAGGGAACCAGTTCATTGCGCACAAATACCTTTGCTGCTTTCTCTACGTCACCAAATCCGCCGGTGTTGTCCGGGATAATCCCCATCATCTGCGGCGGTACACGGTGAGCGCTGAGCAGATCATCACGCGTGGCTTTCTTGATGTTAAAGAAATCATCTTTCGTGGCCACCTCGCTGAGCGGGATGATTTTAATAGCGTCCGCTTTTCCACCGGGTGCATGGTAGAAAATATTTTTAAAATTACCTGAGCCCTTAGATTTGGTCATCATGTCGCGCAGAGCAGTGACATCCTGAGAGTTTTGCGCCGGGTCAGTCACGTACATGACATAACCCGCATGAGCGCCGTTGAGGAAATACTTGCGGCGATACAGGGTGGCGGACTCATTGAGCCACGCGCTGTTTAACGCGCTGAGGTATTCCGGCAAGCCGTACAATTCCTGATTAATGTCTGGCTCTTGCAGGTGGAATACGCCCCCCTGGCTAAACGCGTGCGGGGTGGTAAAGTCTTCCACGAACCAGTAGACATCATCCTCAATGCCGCGCCGTGTATATTTGGCCGGTGAGGTCTCAAGCCTGAGCAGTTTGCCCGTCACGCTCATGCGCTTCTCAATGAACGCATTACCAAAAACAATATAATCCAGCGCGTAACGGCTAAATTGATGCTGTGAAAGCATCGGGTGCGGGATAAACGTGCTGGCCAGAATGTTGCGCTTAACGTACATCGGCGAGCTGTGATGAACGGCGGCGCGAAAGCTTTTAGCCAGCCCGGAGAACGTCACCGGCGGTTCGTACCACTTCCCGTTACTCATGCACTCCAGATAATTGAGAATGTCGCGCCTGTCCATCACCGTTGCCGGTTCATCAAAGCGGAAAATCTCGCTTTTCTGCGTGTCATTTTGCGCTGTCAGTTTTTTTGCCCTGCGGTTTCGTTTGCTCATATCAGTACATCACCAAAGTGGATTTCATTTGTCTGCCGGAGGCGGCTGTCAGCGGCTCGTTGATTAATACGTGCATGGTTGCCCACGCAACGTCAGCATGGCTGGCTTCTTCACTGCGGCTGGCTCGGAAAGTCGATTTAGCCCCGCTGGCCGTCATAGTCTTTTGAATGGCCATGAATGAGGCGGTGATATCGGTGTGCCCGGCGTCGTATTGCAGGCAACCGCGATGAATGGTGTTTTTCGCTTTCAGCACCATTTCGGTTTTGATTTCCGGAGTGTATTTAATTTCGCGCGCAGCCGGGTAAAACTGCCTGACGAGCTGGTAAACGCCCTGACCCACTGTAGTGGCGTCAATGCCGATGTACTCGACGTTATATTTTTCCGTCAGTGCCTCAATTGCCTTGGCCTGCGCATCAAAATCCATGCCCTGCCACTGGTGCCGCTCCAGAATGCGGAATATGCCGCCCGGCTGTTCCGGTGGGGCGATGACGACGCAACCGGCACTGTCGCCGCCGTTCGCCTCCGACGGGTCGTAACCAATCCACACCGGATTATTATCAAACGGATGGTGAACGTAGGGATTAAAGTCCGGCCACTCTTCCAGACTGTCCACCATGCAGCCCTGCAACGATTCGAACGGAAACACCGACGCTTTATCATCCACAAATTCGCACATCAGCAGGTTCTGATATTCCGATGGGGCATATTCCAGACAAAGCTGGTCGAGGTCGAACAGGTCGCAGCCACCGGCCAGCGCATCATCGATGGTGACAATCTGCCGCCACTGGCCATCGTCACATTTAACCCCCGCAGCTAAATGGCTGTGACTGAGGTCAAGCTGAATGCGCTTACTTTTATCGCGCTGACCTTTGTTAAAGAGCTCCCCCGACCAGAACGGATAGGCGCTGTGGGCAAGGCTCGACGGCGTGGAAAAATACGTGGTACGCCATTTTTTATGCAGCGACATGCCGGAGGCCACCTTGCGCAGCTCCTGAAATTTCGGGATCCAAAAATATTCATCCAGATAGAGATTGCCGGTGTAGCTCTGCGCGGTGCGGATATTTGTCCCCAGAAAGAACAGGCGCGCGCCGTTTGAAAGCTGCATCGGATCGCCTTTAAGGTCTACGTCCACCTGCCGGGCAAAGTCGATGATGTAATTTTTAAAGACGTGCGCCTGCGATTTACTGGCCGAGATGAATATCTGATTACGCCCGGTGGTCAGCGCATCAAGTAATGCCTCACGGGCAAAAAAGAAGGTCGCGCCAATCTGTCGGGATTTAAGAATATTGCGGATACGATGCTGTAAACCCGCCTGATGCCAGCCGCGCTGATATTCAAAGGCATCTTCGAGAAAGGTATCGCTAAGTTTCGCGATCGCCTCGTCAGAGAAAACATTTTTCTCCACCTTCTTGCGTTCGCCTTTATTGCGATTGGCCACATTGGGATTTAAATCCGCCTCACTGCCGGTGGCCATGTAGCGGTTAACCCGTGCCAGCCGCTCAATTTGCCTGCCCAGCAGGTCAATCTCCTTAAAATCTTGCCCCTCTTTTTTACTCTTCATTACTAGTTGGATGACCCGCGCCTCAATGCTGGTTTCAATGCGTGAAATCGGGGCGATGTCGTCCCATTTCTCGCGCTGCTTCCAGCTCTGCACTGTGGGTTTTTTCAGGCTTAGCATTTCTGCTATTTGCGTGACGGAAAAACCCTGCCAGTAAAGCAGTGCCGCCTGTCTGCGCGGGTCGCTGATTAATCCTGCGTTGTTCTCGGTCATTGTGTCGCTCCGCTGAATGGATGTGCGTCACGCTACGCAACCGCCCGCCCCCTCGCATTAAGCCCCTGTTGTGTAACAGATCGTCAGACGGCAACCGCTGGCCGTTATGGCGTCTGGTCAGGAAACTAAGCCCGAACCTAACCCACACAGGACAGCGAACAATGGCAAAGAAAGTATCTCAGTGGTTTCGTATCGGCGTTGAGGGTGACACCTGCGACGGGCGCGAAATCGACGCCAACGATATTCATCAAATGGCGGCGTCATTTGACCCGCGCGTCTACGGTTGCCGCATCAATCTGGAGCACTTCCGGGGGCTGATGCCAAACGGCGACTTTAAGCGCCTCGGCGATGTGGTCGAGCTGAAAGAAGAGCTGATTGATGATGATTCAATCCTCAATGGCAAATGGGCGTTGTTCGCCAAAATGACCCCCACTGACGAGCTGGCCGCCATGGTCAAAGCCGGTCAGAAAATTTATACGTCCATGGAAATTCGTCCGAATTTCGCCAATACCGGTAAAGCCTATCTGGTGGGGCTGGCCGTCACAGATGACCCGGCAAGCCTCGGCACTGAAATGCTCGAATTCAGCGCTCGCGCCAAGGTCAACCCGCTGGCCAGTAAGAAAGACCATCCCGATGATTTGTTCTCTGTGGCCACGCTGGCTGAGCTGGTATTCGAAAATCAGCCCGAAAACGCGATTTTCAGCCTGACCGGAAAAATCAAAGGGATGTTCAAAGCAAAACAGACCAGCGATGACGCGCGTTTTTCTGACGTGCAGGGGGCAATCACCATCGTCGCCGAAGAGTTGCAAAACGCGGGCGAAGCCACCGCGCAGCGTTTTAGCGACATGGCGCAGGAAATCACTGCGCTGAAAGGTCAGGTTACGGCCAGCGAAACGGCGCTTTCTTCCCTGCAATCGTCGCTTGACGATACCGAAAGCTTTAAGCAGCCAAAGCGTCCGGTATCCCCCGGCGGGGACGGTGCCAGCACCTTTATGACCAACTGCTGACCGGCAGCGTTAATCCTGAATTCCTGAAAAAATTAAGAGAAAAATATGCGCAAAAATACCCGCTTTAAATTCAATGCCTACCTGTCCCGCGTGGCTGAACTCAACGGCGTTGAAGTAGAAGACCTGAGCCATAAATTCAGCGTTGAGCCGTCGGTCACGCAGACCCTTATCACTACCGTGCAGGAGTCATCCGAGTTTCTGACCCGCATCAATATGGTGCCGGTGGATGAGCAGGAAGGTGAGAAAATTGGCCTTGGCGTGACCGGCTCTATTGCCAGTACCACGAACACCGACGGCGACAAAGAGCGTAAAACCGCTGATTTCCAGTCGCTGACCTCACGTAACTATAAATGCGAGCAGGTGAATTTCGATTTCCATATCCGTTACAACACGCTTGATCTGTGGGCGCGTTATCAGGACTTCCAGATCCGTTTGCGTGATGCTATCGCTAAACGTCAGGCGCTGGATTACATCATGGCCGGTTTCAACGGCGTAAGCCGTGCTGCGGACTCTGACCGCAGCAAATACCCGATGTTGCAGGACGTGGCTGTGGGCTGGTTGCAAAAAATGCGCAACGAAGCCGCCGAGCGCGTGATGGATAAAATCACCGATGATGACGGCGCAGTCGTCTCCGCCACCGTGCGTATCGGTAAGAACGGCGACTTCGAAAACATCGACGCCGCCGTTATCAACGCCACCGATTTTCTGCTGGACGCGTGGCACTCCGAAGACCCGAATCTGGTTGTCGTGTGTGGCCGTAAAATGCTTTCCGATAAGTATTTCCCGCTGATTAATAAATCACAGGAAAACAGCGAAAAACTGGCCGGTGACATCATCGTCAGCCAGAAACGCATCGGTAATTTGCCTGCGGTGCGTGTGCCGTACTTCCCGGACAATGCCCTTTTCATCACCCGCCTGGATAACCTGTCTATTTACATCATGGACAGCTCACACCGCCGCCATATCGAAGAAGTGGCGCGCCGTGACCGCATCGAAAACTACGAATCACTGAAAATTGACTACGTGGTCGAAGACTACGGCTGCGCGGCGATGATTGAAAACATCCAGCTCGGTGATTTTACGCCTGCGGAAACCTCTCAACTGTCCGCACCTGCGGACAGCGAAACTCCAGCCGAAACAGAAAGCGAGGCATAACCCATGCTGAGTCCCGCACAGCGTCACATGATGCGGGTCTCTGCTGAAAAAGCCTCGTCGCAGCGGGTGAGTAACCCGCTGCGTTCGGCACTGCCTTACGGGCAGATGCTGATGAAGCTGCGCGGAGACCGCCAGATACTGAAAACGATTTATTCCGTGGAAGATAAAGCCCGGCGTAAGCGCGACATGTTGCCGTCGTATGCGCCGTGGATTGCCGGTGTGCTGGCCAGTGATGCAGGCAGTCAGGACGACATTCTGATGACCATGCTTCAGTGGTCGCTGGATGCCGGAGACATTCGCGGGTCATTTGACATGGCGCGTTATGCGCTGAAACACGGACTGACCGTCCCTAACAACAAACGCCCCGCGCCGTACCTGTTTGCCGAAGATGTTGCGCTGGCGGCAATGCGCGCCCGCAGTGCCGGTGAGCCAGTCAGCGTTGATGACCTGCTGACCGCCATTGATATGACGCTCCCGTTTGATATGCCCGACCCGGTGCGCGCCAAGCTGCACAAAATTACCGGTCAGGTTTTGCGTGATGACGGCCAGCCTGAGCAGGCACTGATTCACTTGCAACGTGCGATGCAGCTCGACAGCGCTGCCGGTGTGAAAAAAGACATAGAACGGCTGGAGAGAGAATTGCGGCCAGCGCCCGAACCTGTGAAGCCCAAAGCCGCCCCGGCTAAGCGCGGGCGTCCGGGCAAGGCCGCAAAACCTGCGGCGACGCAGGCTAAGCGTGGACGTCCACGCAAAAACGCACTCTCCGGCAGTTAACCGAAAGCGCCCCGCGCCGGACGGCACGCAGGCTGATGCAGGTTTTTACCTCGTCTGACGCCTGCGTCCACCGTCCACCTATTTGAGGTTTGAAAAATGGACATCGTTATGACCACCGCCCCGGCGCGACCCGCTGTGGTTGTTTCCCCTGACTTGGTTATTCCGCCTGATGCGGTGGTGAGTCCGGTTATCACCAATACCTTTTTTTTCCCTGACGTTGACCCGGAGCAGGTAAGCGAAAACATCCGGCTTGGCCACGTCGTCACGCCCGCACGTTTTCGCCGGGCAATCAAAGCCGCGATGGCTGAGGTGAACGCCGAGCTTTATCCGTATCGCGAGGCGCAGATTGAGGCGGGTTTTAAAACGCTGGCGGAGGTTCCTGCCGAGCAGCTCGACGGTGAAAGCGTGAAGTGTTTCCACTACCTGAGCGCGGTGTGTGCAATGACTACCGCCGTGATTTATGAGCGTTACCGCAGCTATGACGCCAGCGCGAAAGGGGACAAAAAGGCCGAAGCGCTGGAGGTTTCTGTGGATGACCAGTGGCGTGATATGCGCTGGCACGTCTCCCGCCTGCAAGGTCAGGCACGGGGCATGGTGAGCCAGCTCTGATGCAGGTTATCGCGCAGCAGGGCGACACGCTCGACGCCCTGTGTTATCGCCACTATGGGCGCACTGGCGGCGTGGTTGAGTCCGTGCTTGCTGCCAATCTCGGGCTGGCTGAACTGGGCGAAATCTTGCCACATGGCACCGTGGTGATTTTACCCGCCGTTGACGCCGCGCCGGTTTCTGAAATCGTCCAGCTATGGGACTGACAATGGAAAAAATTACATCACAGATTGCCTACGGCCTCGCCATGTCACTGGCGTTTATCGGTGCGCTGACCCCGCAAGATATTGCGTTTTTGGTGGGGGCTCTGGTGGCGGTAGGGACATTCTTTGTTAACTGGTATTACCGCCGCAAAAGTTACAAATTGCTGGAGCGTAACGGCCTGAGCCGGAGGGTTTTCGATGAGCTCAATCGTTAAGCGTTGCAGTGTGGTCATCGTGCTGGCACTGGCCGCACTGATGCCTGATTACCGTTATGTAAAAACCTCCGATGAAGGGCTGGCACTCATTGCTGACCTTGAGGGGTGCCGCCTGAGTCCGTACCAGTGCAGCGCAGGCGTATGGACATCAGGCATCGGCCACACTGCGGGGGTGAAACCGGCGACAAATATCACCGAACATGACGCCGCCCGCAATCTGATAGCCGACGTCATCATGACTGAGCGCGCCGTGGATAAGTGTATGCCGGTGGCCATGCCGCAGCCGGTGTATGACGCGGTGGTCAGTATGGCGTTTAACGTCGGCACCGGCGCAGCCTGCGGCTCTACGATGGCGGCATTTATCAGGCGTGCTGAGTGGGCGAAAGCCTGCCAGCAGCTCCCGCGCTGGGTATATGTCAACGGCGTAAAAAATGCGGGGCTGGAGAACCGGCGCGCACGCGAGCTGAAACATTGCCTCAAGGGGGTGCCATGAAATTTATCATTGCCGCGTTACTGCTCTCGCTGGTGGCATCCCTTGCCGGTTGGCGATGGGCGAATAACAAGGTCACAGCGGCAAACCGCACGATTACACAAATGCAGGTAGCGCTTGCGGCCAACGCGGTGGCCATCAGTGAACTGCAAGCCAGTGGTCAGCGTAACGAGCGGGCGCAGGTGGTACTGCGTCAGCAAATCACCGCAGCGGGTCAGCTTGCCAGTCGCCGTAATCAGACCATCACGAGGTTACTTAATGAAAATGAAACCCTGCGCCGTTGGTATCAGTCTGCTCTGCCTGACGATGTTGTCAGGCTGCACACGCGACCAGAATTTACCAACCCCGTCGATTATTTACGTTGGCTGTCCGAAAGTCAGCGGTTGTCCGATACCGGCCAGCCGCCCGAAAACCAACGGTGATTTAAGCGAAGACAATCGCCAACTGGAGGGCGCGTTGGTGAGCTGTGCGCTGCAAGTCGAAGCCGTTAAACAGTGTCAGGAGTCCTACGATGTTGAAGCCCGCCAGCCTGAAAAAGGCGCTCTTTAAATCCGTGCCGCTGCTGCGTGATAACCCGGACATGTTGCACATGTTTGTGGACGGCGGCGTTATTAACGCCACACTGGCCGCGTCGCTATCATTCGAGAACAGCTACACACTGGATATTGTGGTAACGGATTACACAGGGGATTTAAACCTGCTGATTGTGCCGATTAACGTGTGGCTGCGTGAGCATCAGCCGGACATTATGACCACAGAGGAAGGGAAAAAACGCGGCTTCACTTACGTGGCAGATATTAATAACGACGACAGCAAAGACGTGCGTATGAGTCTGCAACTGACCGAGCGTACCATCGTCAAGGAAGTTGACCGCAGGCTAAACGTGACGCCACTGGATGAACCCCCGTTACCGGTGCCTGTACACCAGCCAATGGAGCTATATGTGCATGGCGAGCTAGTGAGTAAATGGGATGAATGAGCTCAAGCCCTTTGACGATAAGCTCACCGGATTGCTGGCCAGCTTGTCCCCCGCAGGCCGTCGCAAGATGGCCGCTGAAATAGCTAAGAAGCTGCGAGCCAGCCAGCAGCAGCGCATCAAGCGACAAAAAGCCCCAGACGGTACGCCGTATGCCTCCCGAAAGCGTCAGCCTATAAAAGCTAAAAAGGGACGGGTAAAGCGCGAAATGTTTGCCAAGCTGCGCACAGTCCGCTACCTGAAAGCAAAGGGGGCACCTGATGCGGCGGCGGTTGAGTTTGCGGGGAGGGTTCAGCGGATTGCGCGTATTCATCAGGACGGTTTGGCGGACAAACCTAATAAGTACGCCGCGCCTGTGCGTTACGAATCCCGAACCTTATTAGGGTTCAGCACCGCTGACCGGCAGATAGTTGAAGATGTGATCCTCTCCTGCTTATGTAAATAAATCTTCTGATGATTATTACTGCCAAAGAGTTTGAATATTACGCCCGGTGAGGGATTATTTGATATGCAATGTATGTTTATTTTTTTTGTAGCATTTGATCATGTTTTTTTTGGCAAATAGATATATAGTCCTTTAGAATTAACTCTAATCTGGAGTCCTAAATGTCGTACAAAAATGGAAACTACTGCGCTTTTTATGTTGCATCGCCTTTTAATGAATCCTCCTTAGGTGCACATGCTACTAAAGATTTTGTATTTTATAGTATGTTAAAAGCATGGAAAGGTGCCGATTCAACATTCCCATTTAATAACTCACATGACAAGACATATAATGTGCGCGATGGCAGTGACTGGGAGGCAACGTTAAAACCGAGGTTAAGGGAAAGACTAAGTAATTCAAAGAATATAATTCTCTTCCTAAGTGATAGGACGATAAGTTCTTTAGCATTAAGAGAAGAAATTGATTACGGGATAAATACACTTGGACTTCCGGTAATAGTTGTTTATCCAGACTATAGTTCAGAAGAGGATCTTTTGTCTGATGGCTCACTTAAGCAGGAGGTCAAAGATCTCTGGAATAAACTTCCAGTTTTTCGGGATTCTAAGAATGCCGTTCCAACATTGCATATCCCCATGAACAAGGCAACTATAACTAAAGCATTAAATAATTCCGACTTTATGGTTGGTAGTAAAACAAAAGAAGATACATATATATACAAGTAAAACTCTAAATAGAATATAAATCAATCATCACATGCAACTTTACTTTAATAAAGTTGCATGTGGAATATAAGGTTTTATGATGAATAAAGTTAAGTTTTTTGATGTGCGCGTGCGTGAGAAATTTATAAGATACGCATCTGCCATTACAGGATTTATTGCTGCTGCTGTTATTTTTATCGATATACCAACTAAGTATAAGATTGCATCGGGAGTTTTTTTGGTTTTTGTTTTAGCGATTTCTTATTACTATTTCTGGCGTGAGGCTAATAAGTTAAAGGCCATAACATTAAAAGTAGAGGGGAGTACGGTAAATATAACGACAGGTGACATCTTCAAGGCTGAAGGTTTTAAGGTCATTGCATTCAATGAATATTTTGACACGCTTGTTGACGAGAAAGTTATATCAAGTAAAAGTCTTAATGGGATTTTTTTGAAAAAACACCTCCCGTGTACATTGGTAGAACTGGATCAATATATAGAAGCCTATGACTTCGATGAAGATGAATTTATAGAGGAAAATAAAGGGAGAAGGCAAGGGAAAACGAGGAAATACCAAATCGGTACTCTCTGTGTTTATGAGGACTATCTTATGGCTGCTTTTTCAAAGTTTGATGATAAAAATCAAGCTCGTTTAACCATGCCTGAATACTTAGAGTTCCTCATTAATTTTTGGGATAAGGTAAATAAAGTTTATGCACAAAGAAGTGTTTCTGTTCCGATATTTGGTTCTGGAATCACTCGCATAAAGGAACATAAAAATATAACGGATGAGGAACTACTTAAGATAATGCTTTGGACATTTCGCATAAGTGAAATGCGATTTAAACACCCAGCAAAATTAACAATAGTGATCCATGAGGATAAAATAGATATGATAAATCTTCTGGACTTAAAATCTGCAAGAAATGGATTGTAGAGCGATTGGTTGAACTCCTTGGTGTGAGAATGATTATTTGAAGTTAGGGGGGAGCTAGTTATATGAATTTATAACCTAATAAATCTCATCTGTTGTATTACCGATCACCCTACGCCCTTGAGTTGTCGCCTGAGCCCCTCCGGCGGCATCCTTTCCCCCATGAAAACACTCGAAACTCTCTCCGAAATTGCCCGTGCTGTACGCGATCTAATCCGTATTGGTGTGGTTGCCGAAGTCGATACGAATTTGGGGCGTTGCCGTGTCCAGACCGGCGAGCTTATCACTGATTGGTTGCATTGGCTGACGCCTCGCGCCGGTAGTTCTCGGACGTGGTGGGCTCCTTCCGTAGGTGAGCAGGTTTTGCTGCTTTCCCTTGGTGGTGAGCTCGATACCGGCTTTGTTTTGCCCGCTATTTACAGCGATGACTTCCCCGCACCGTCAGCATCACCGCAGGCGTATCACGTCAGTTTTTCTGACGGTGCCGTGGTGGAGTATGAGCCGGAGACCGGCGCGCTGACCGTAAGCGGTATTAAAACTGCCGCAATTACCGCAACAACGTCAATTAATGCCACCGCGCCAAATGTCACGGTCACGGCCAGCAGCAAAATCACCCTCGATACGCCCGAGGTCGTCTGCACCAACAAGCTGACCACCGGCTCATTAGAAGTGAAAAAAGGCGGCAATATGGCGGGCAACATTACCCACACCGGCGGCGCATTTACCTCTAACGGCGTGCAGGTGGATACCCATACACACGGCGGTGTTCAGACCGGCGGCGGCAATACTCAAAAACCCAACTAAACCGGAGACTTTTTGATGAAAAGCATCATGCGATTTTGTATTGAACAAGCCCCCGCCGCTATTTGCCTGGGCGGCGCGGTTGCTCTGGCCATGAGTGGTGCGTCGGGCTGGGGCTGGTTCTTGTTTGCTGGGATGCTGGTTGCGGTGCATCACTCTGATGACTAACGCGAAATATCTTGGCATGTCACGCCGGTCAGGGCGCGCGGTTGAAGACATGGCGCACATCAACCAGTCGGTGAGCGACATTCTGAGAACGCCGATAGGTTCGCGGGTTATGCGTCGTGATTACGGTTCGCTTCTTTCCGCGTTGACCGACCAGCCGCAAAACGCGGCGCTGCGGTTGCAAATCATGGCCGCGTGTTATTCGGCGATCCTCCGCTGGGAGCCCCGCGTCAGCCTGACTGGCATCACTTTTGAAACCACTTATACCGGGGAAATGGTGGTCAACATTACCGGCAACCGTAATGATTCTCCCGGCGGTTTCTCTTCTTCCATCTCACTGAGTTAACGCTATGGCCACGATTGATTTAAGCCTGCTCCCCGCGCCTGATGTGGTCGAAGAGCTGGACTATGAAACCCTGTTTGAAGAACGTAAAGCCACGTTGCTGTCACTGTATGACGAGAGCGAGCGGGAGGCCGTCGCCCGCACCTTGGCGCTGGAATCTGAGCCTATCGTCAAGCTGTTGCAGGAGAACGCTTACCGCGAGGTGATTTTGCGTCAACGTGTCAACGAGGCGGCGCGCGCCAATATGCTAGCCTACGCCACCGGCGCTGACCTCGACCAGCTCGGCGCAAACTATAACGTTGCGCGTCTGGTTATCACGGAGGCTGATGATACGGTGTTACCGCCGGTGGCGGAGGTAATGGAAAGTGACAGTGATTTCCGTGTGCGCATTCAGCAGGCTTTCGAGGGGCTGAGCGTGGCCGGTTCAACGGGCGCTTATCAGTTTCATGGCCGCAGTGCTGATGGTCGGGTGGCGGATGTGTCGGTGATTAGCCCGGAACCAGCCAATGTGACTATTTCTGTGCTTTCGCGTGAGGGTGACGGCACGGCCAGCGCAGAGCTTATCGCGATTGTGAACAAAGCACTTAATGCCGAAGACGTGCGCCCGGTGGCTGACCGCGTGACCGTGCAGTCAGCGAAGATTATCCCTTATCAGATCACCGCCAAGCTCTATGTTTATCCGGGGCCGGAATTAGAGCCCGTCAGGCTGGCCGCAGCCGATAAGCTTAACGCCTACACGCTGGCACAGCACCGGCTGGGGCGGGATATTCGTCTTTCGGCTATCTATGCCGCACTGCATGTTGAAGGTGTGCAGCGTGTCGAGCTCACGCAGCCGCTGGCCGATATCGTACTGGATGACACGCAGGCGTCATATTGCACTGAGTCCTCAATCACTATCGGGGGCACCGATGAGTAATGTGCGCCTGTTACCTGTGGGTTCTTCTCCACTGGAGGTTGCCGCCGCTGCGGCCTGCGCCGAGCTGACCGCTGTCCCCGTGCCGCTGCGTGATTTATGGAACCCGCAGACCTGCCCGGCGAAGTTTTTGCCTTATCTCGCATGGGCGTTTTCGGTTGACCGCTGGGACGAAAGTTGGCCGGAGGCAACAAAACGCGGGGTGATCCAGTCAGCTTATTTCATCCATACCCACAAAGGCACCATCAGCGCGATCCGCCGGGTGGTTGAGCCGCTGGGGTACGTCATCAACATTTCTGAGTGGTGGGAAACCAACAGCCCGCCCGGCACGTTTCGCCTCGATATCGGCGTGCTGGAAAGCGGTATCACCGAAGAAATGTATCAGGAGATGGAGCGACTCATTGCGGATGCCAAACCCGCCAGCCGCCACCTTGAGACGCTGACCATCATTCAGGATATCCCCGGACATATTTTTGTCGGCGCGCTTTCTTACGACGGCGACGTCATCACCGTTTATCCGGCCTAAGCAGAGGAAAACTTATGGCGACTTATAAAGCATTACTGACTACCGCCGGAGCGGCCAAAATCGCCGCCGCCACGGCAGGCGGAACGCAGGTCAAAATCACGCGCATGGCCGTCGGTGACGGGGGCGGAAAGCTCCCAACGCCTGACCCAAAACAGACCAAACTTGTTAATGAAGTCTATCGCGCCAATCTCAACCGGCTGAGCATCGATGCCAAAAACAGTCATTATCTGGTGGCCGAGTTGGTTATTCAGCCTGACGTCGGCGGCTTCTGGATGCGTGAAATGGGCTTATACGATGCAGACGGCGTGCTGATAGCTGTCAGTAATATGGCCGAAAGCTATAAACCGCAACTGGCCGAGGGGTCAGGCCGGTTACAGACGCTGCGCATGGTGCTCATCGTCAGTGAAATTGAGTCTATTGCGCTGAGCATTGACGGCTCTACGGTGATGGCCACGAAAGACTATGTTGACGATAAGCTGGCCGCACATGAAAAATCCCGTAACCATCCCGACGGCACGCTGACGGCAAAAGGTTTTGTGCAGCTTAACAGCTCGGTCAGCAGTACCAGCGAGACGCTGGCAGCGACGCCAAAGGCGGTGAAAGCGGCCAATGACAACGCCAACACCCGCGTACCTTCTACCCGTAAAGTGAACAGTAAAGCGCTGAGCGATGACATTACCCTGACGGCGGCAGATGTGGGGGCGCTGCCTGTTGTGTCCGCCGTGCTCGGCACTGCGAATATCAATACGTTTAATCTGGCAAAAATCGGGGTTTACGTGCAGAGCACCGGCGCGAATGCCACCGTCGCCAATGGCTATCCCGCCGGTTCACAGGCGGCGGGCGTGCTGGAGGTTATCCCTGCGTCCTGGACGGGCGGCGTGTTGCAGCGTTACACCGTGCAAAACACCGGCATGGTGTGGACTCGGGCGTTAAATGCTTCGTGGAATGGGACTGACGGGCCATGGCGTGACTGGGTGCAAGTCAGCGCGGTGAATTCCGTCACGGTACCTTCGGCTATCCTGACAACAACGGATATCAATACTCTGGGCTTTGCCAGCGGAGCCGGAAGTGCCGCCCTGTACGCGCAGCCTAAAAATGCTAACGCCACGGCGGCGCTGCACTATCCGCAGGGCATCGCAGGCACGCTGTATGTCACGCCGAGCGCCTACGGCTGTCAGCAGATGTATGTCACTTTCACTGGCAATATCTGGAATCGAGGGCTGTCTGCTGACTGGAACGGTGTAGATGGTCCATGGAAAGAGTGGGTGCCGACGTACAGCGCGAATAACAAACCCACCGCCGCCGACGTGGGCGCGTGGACGGCCGCGCAAAGCGCCGCCAGTGAAAAGGCGCTTGCGGATGAGGTGGCGACGGCGTTTAAAATCCGCGCTAACTTAACCGCGACAGACTCCCCAAACACCATTCGCGGCAGTGCAATGTTTGGACATTATGGCGTGCCCGGCGCAGCCGCAGCGACCACGGACAAAGGCTATCCGATGAACGGTTTTGTTGGTGTCATTTTCGTGACGTGGGGTCCGAATGCGACACAGCAGATAGCCTTTAACAATAATGGCCGACAGTTTACCCGAGCAGCTACCGGCGCATGGAATGGCGCAGATGGTCCGTGGTCTGCATGGGTCGAGGTATACAGCCCAAATAATAAACCCACCGCCGCCGACGTTGGCGCACTCCCGGTCACTGGCACCGCTGCGGCGGCGACAAAATTAGCCACGGCGCGAAAGATTGCCGGTGTGGCGTTTGACGGTACGTCGGATATCAGCCTTAGCGCGGCAAACGTCGGCGCACTGCCTTCAGGCGGCACCGCCGTTGCAGCGACCAAACTTGCCACCGCCCGCAAGATTGCCGGTGTGGCATTTGATGGCACCCAAGATATCGGGCTGGATGCTGATGATGTGGGCGCATTTCCCCGCGTGGGCGGTGATGTTAACGGTCGCGTCACGGCGAATTATCTCCGGGCGATAACCATCCCACAGCCCGGCAACGGGCAAGGGACATATTTAGGCTGGAACGAAAGCGGCGGTCAGGGCGAATCTAACTTTGTGAACAACCGGGGCGGCGGCGTGGGTGGGTTCAAATTCCGCATCGTCAACCAAGGCAATACGGTACAAACCGGCGAGATGACCCTGTCCGGCAACGGCGACAGCAATACGTCCGGCACCGTGAACGAAATGGGGCAACGCGTTTTCAGCCCCAATAACCGGCAGCCGGTCAATACCAACACCGCCAATCTCGGCGGCGGCTGGTGGCGCTGCGGTGACACAGGAATGATTAAGCAGTGGGGCGTCGTCAACAAAGGGAGTCGCGGCTGGTCAACGGTGAATTTCCCCATTCCTTTCCCCAGCACCTGCGTCAATGTTCAGGTAACCGCAATCAATGGCGGTGGCGGCACGTTCAACGACAACTTCGGCACGGCGCAAATTATTAACAACGTCGGCTTCACCTGCGGGCAGGACAGCGCAGGCAGTTACTGGGAAGCCACCGGCTGGTAAGGGGATAAAATGAACAACTATTACAGCGCAATCACCACAAGTCTTTATGTTTACAGTCCGCTCACTAATGGCTTCTATCCGCGTGAGTTGCGTGAGGTGTACGACGATGCGGGAAGCTGGCCTGATGATGGTATTGCGGTCAGCGATGTTATTTACCGTGAATACCAGACCCTTCCCGCACCGGAGGGGAAAATGCGGGTTGCGGGCGCTGACGGTCTGCCCGCCTGGGCGGATATCCCTGCACCGACGATTGAGGCGTTAAAGGCCGATGCGGTGGTCACACTCTCTGGGCTCATTACAAAAGCAAACCTCGCTATTGCGCCCTTGCAAGATGCTGTTGATATTGAGGATGCAACGGACGATGAAATCGCAAAGCTTAAAGACTGGAAAAAATACCGCGTTGCCCTCAACCGGCTCAATTTATCTTTAGTGCCTGATATCGACTGGCCTCAGTTGCCTGAATAAATCATCGCCCCGAAAGGGGCTTTTTTTCGTCTGTTGTACTGACCCCCTCCCAACGTTCACCCCTCGCCCTGACCGCCGTTAAACAACAAAATTACCTTGCCTATTTTAACGGAGTTAAGCCGATGAGTGATTTTCACCACGGCGTGCAGGTCGTCGAAATTAACGACGGAACGCGCGTCATTACCACCGTATCCACGGCCATTATTGGCATGGTCTGCACGGCCAACGATGCTGACGAAAAAGTCTTTCCGCTGAACACGCCGGTGTTAATCACCGATGTGATCGCCGCGCAGGGCAAGGCGGGGAAAACCGGCACCCTGTTACCGGCGCTGACGGCCATTGGCGACCAGTGCAAACCGGTCACCGTCGTGGTGCGCGTGACGGAGTCAGAAAATGAAGACGAGAAAGCCGCCGCCGCCGAAACCCTTTCTAACATCATCGGCGGCGCTGATGAGAACGGCCGGTACACCGGCATGAAAGCCCTGCTCACCGCCGAAGCGGCCACTGGTGTAAAACCGCGCATTCTCGGTGTGCCGGGTCTGGACTCTCAGGAAGTGGCCACGGCGCTGGCTTCGGTCTGCCAGTCGCTGCGCGCGTTCGGTTATATCAGCGCGTGGGAATGCAAAACGCTCTCTGATGCCATTAAGTACCGTGACAATTTCAGTCAGCGTGAACTGATGCTTATCTGGCCTGATTTTATTTCTTGGGACACCACCGCAAATACCAGCTCTACCGCTTACGCCACGGCGCGCGCGTTAGGGCTGCGCGCCAAAATTGACCAAGACACCGGCTGGCATAAAACCCTGTCAAACGTCGGCGTTAACGGCGTGACCGGTATCAGCGCCTCGGTGTTTTGGGATTTGCAGGCAGCGGGTACTGATGCTGACCTGCTCAATCAGGCCGGTGTCACGACGCTGGTACGCAAAGACGGCTTCCGCTTTTGGGGTAACCGCACCTGTTCTGATGACCCGCTTTTCCTGTTTGAGAACTACACCCGCACGGCGCAGGTACTGGCTGACACGATGGCCGAGGCGCATATGTGGGCGGTGGACAAGCCGATGACCGCAACGCTTATCCGCGACATCATCGACGGCATCAACGCCAAATTCCGTGAGCTCAAATCGAACGGCTACATCATTGACGGCAATTGCTGGTTTGATGAATCGGCGAACGATAAAGACACCCTGAAAGCCGGGAAACTTTACGTCGATTATGACTACACGCCGGTGCCGCCGCTGGAAAGTCTGACCCTGCGTCAGCGCATCACTGACACCTACCTCGTCAATCTGGCCGCATCCATTAACAGCTAAGGGCATTCACCATGGCACTTCCTCGCAAACTGAAATACCTCAACCTGTTTAACGACGGTCTGAGTTACATGGGCGTCGTGCAGTCGGTCACGTTGCCGAAGCTGACCCGCAAGCTGGAGAACTATCGCGGCGGCGGCATGAACGGCTCCGCAGCGGTGGATTTTGGTCTGGACGATGACGCGCTGACCGTTGAGTGGTCAATGGGCGGACTCCCGGACAGTGCCCTGTGGGCGCAGTATGCCGCCTCCGGTGCGGCGGATGTGCCGCTGCGTTTTGCCGGTTCTTTCCAGCGCGACGACACCGGCGACACCTCCGCCGTGGAAATCGTCATGCGGGGTCGCCACAAAGAAATCGATACCGGCGACATGAAACAGGGCGAAGACATCGAAAGCAAAATCACCACGCAGTGCAGCTATTACAAGCTGGTGATTGACGGGAGCACCCTGATTGAAATCGACATCGTGAACATGGTCGAAATCGTCAACGGCACGGACATGCTGGAAAAACACCGCCGCAATATCGGCCTGTAATTACCGCGTGGCCGGTAACCGCTGGCCACGCCCTTAACCTGATGTGGAGATAATCTGATGAGCAATAAAGACCTGACTACCGCCGACGAAAACACCAACGTCGTGACGCTGGATAAACCCATCAAACGTGGCGAAACCCTGATTGATTCGGTGACGGTTATCCGTCCCACTGCCGGAGCATTGCGCGGCGTCGGTCTGGCTGACGTGGCTAATGCGCAGGTTGATGCGCTGCTGGTGGTACTGCCTCGCATCACATACCCGAGCCTGACAAAAGAAGAATGCAACGCGCTGGAACTGCCAGACCTTGTTGCGCTGGCGGGCAAGGTGATTGGTTTTTTATCGCCGAATTCGGAACACTGACGTTCCCGCCCCGCTTTGGGGTAGATGACCTGATGGCTGACGTGGCGGTGGTCTTTCACTGGCCACCGTCAGAGCTCTATCCGATGAGCCCCGCCGAGCTCGCACAATGGCGCGCAAAGGCAATCGAACGAAGTGGACACGCCAATGAGTAACGTTAAGTTGCAGGTTCTGCTCAAGGCCGTTGACCAAGCAAGTCGCCCGTTTAAATCCATTCAGACAGCGAGTAAGTCGCTGTCCGGGGATATCCGAAATACCCAAAACTCCCTCAAATCCCTGAACGCCCAAGCCGGGCGTATTGAGGGTTTTCGTAAAACGAGTGGTCAGCTTGCCGTTACCGGCCAGTCTCTCAAAAATGCAAAACAGGAAGCCGCCGCGCTGGCTGTCCAGTTTAAAAACACCACCAATCCAACGCGGGCACAGGCCAAGGCGCTGGAAGATGCCAAGCGCGCCGCGTCTGACCTGCAAATTAAATACAACGGATTGCGGCAATCGGTGCAGCGTCAGCGTCAGGAACTGGCGCAGGCCGGGATCAATACGCGCACGCTGTCAGCCGATGAGCGCCGCCTGAAAACCTCAGTCAGTGAGACTACGGCACAGCTCAACCGTCAGCGCGATGCGCTCGCCCGCGTCAGTGCGCAGCAGGCCAGACTCAGTACGGTAAAAAAGCGCTATGACTCCGGCAAGCAGTTAGCCGCCGTTGCGGGCGGGGCGGGCATGGCTGGTGTCGGTGTGGCCGCCGCCGGGCTGTATGGGGAAGCCCGGTTTATCGCGCCGGGCATTGGTTTTGATAAACAGATGTCAGGCACGCAGGCCATCCTTGGCCTTGATAAGGGCGATGAGAAACTCGGCCAAATTCGTAAGCAGGCGCGTGATATCGGCGCGACAACGGCGTTTTCTCCGGGTGACGTTGCCCGCACGCAGACCACGCTTGCCCGCTCGGGCTATGACGCCGACTCAGTGCTGGCCGCAACGGGATCTACCGTTAACCTGAGCCTTGCGGCGGATGTGGACATTGCCGAAGCCGCCGACATCATCACCAATATGCAATCGGCGTTTAACCTGCCGACCACGGAAATTCAGCGCGTAGCGGACGTGATGACCAAGGGGTTTACCTCGTCAAATACCGGGCTGATTGAGCTTGGCGAGGCGATGAAATATGTGGCGCCCATTGCTGAGGCGGCGGGTGCCAGCATCGAAGACACGACGGCCATGCTCGGCGTGATGGCGGATAACGGGATTAAAGGTTCGATGGCCGGTACAGGAGCAAGCGCTATTTTCAGCCGCCTGCAAGCCCCCGTTGGTCAGGCTCCTGCGGCGCTCAATGAGCTGGGTATTAAAACCCGAGACACAAAAGGCAACATGCTGCCTGTGGTGGGGATCCTCCAGTCGATTGACCGGTCTTTTAAAAAGAACAAACTCGGCACCGCACAGCAGGCTGAATACCTGAAAGTTATTTTTGGTGAGGAGGCCATGAAGGGCGCGGTCAAGCTGGTGGCCGCTGCGGGTAACGGCAACCTTGCCGAGAAGCAAAGCGCGATTAAAGATTCTGCGGGCACCACGGAGCGTATCGCCAAAGTCCAGACCGACAACCTCGACGGCGATTTAAAAAATCTCGCGTCGGCATGGGAAGACTTACAGATTGAGGTTTTCGAGAAACAGGATAGTACCTTGCGCCGCCTGACCACCTCGGCCACCGAGTGGTTAGGGAAAATGGGGGCATGGGCTAAGGCCAATCCTGAGCTGACAAAAACGCTCTTTGCGCTGACCACCGGTGCGCTGGCCATTATTGGTGTGCTGGGCGGAATTGGTCTTATCGCGTGGCCAGTTATCGCAGGCATTAATGCGATTATCGCCGTCGCCGGTACGCTCGGGGTGATATTCAGCGCGGCGGGAACGGCCATTGTCACTGCGCTGGGCGCAATAACCTGGCCGGTGCTGGCCATCGGCGCGCTGTTTGTCGCTGCGGCTCTGCTTATCCGTAAATACTGGGAACCTATCAGCGCCTTTTTCAGTGGCGTGATAGAAGGGTTGGGTATTGCGTTTGAGCCGGTGAAAGAAATGTTTGCGCCGTTGAAGCCGGTTTTTGAATGGCTTGGGGATAAGCTCAAGATCGTGTGGCAGTGGTTTAAAGACCTGATTCAGCCAGTGAAATCAACCAAGGAAACCCTCGATAGTTGTAAAGATGCGGGGGTGTCGTTTGGTCATGCTGTGGCAAATGCACTTACCGCGCCATTGCAGGTGGCCAATAAGCTGCGTAGGGGCGTGGTTTGGCTGCTGGAAAAACTCGGCGTAGTGAAGAAAGAGTCTGACAACCTCGACAAAAATGCTGACAAAGCTGAGCAGCGTTCAAAATCTGATGCCGGTAATGCGGCGGAGTATCAGCCGCCGGGCGGTAATTTTGGATTCAGTTACGGCTACGTACCGGTGTCGGCGGGTGGTGGACGTTCTTACACCGACAACAGCAAAAACAGTTATCAGATTTCCGTCGGTGCCGGTATGGGCGCACAGGATACCAGCCGCCAAGTGATTGACGCGCTGGACGCACGGGAAAGGCAGCGCCGCGCTGAGGCTCGCGCCCGCATGGGGCATGATTAAGAGGATTTTACGCATGATGTTAACGCTCGGATTATTTGTGTTTCAGCTTCAGACCGTCCCTTATCAGAGCCTGCAACGCAATGTTGATTACCGCTGGCCGTCAAATAGCCGTGTTGGCCAGCGTCCCGCGCTGCAATTTCTCGGTGTGAATGAGGAAAAAATTACCCTGTCAGGGGTGCTGATGCCGGAAATCACCGGCGGACGCATGTCACTGCTGGTACTTAACCAGATGGCGGATGAGGGCAAGGCGTGGCCGCTGCTGGAGGGCTCCGGCACTATTTATGGCATGTTTGTTGTGGAAAGCCTCAGTGAAACCCGCAGTGAATTCTTTGCTGACGGCAGCGCGCGAAGCATTGAATTTACGCTGACGCTCACCCGTGTGGATGAGTCCCTGACCTCCATGTTTGGTGACTTACAGGCGCAGGCTGAGGGATTGCTGAATAAAGCCAGCTCGGCGGTGCAGGCGGTGTGGTCATGATAACGGGTATGACACTCGATGCCGGGGCGAAACTGGCACCGGCGTTTATGCTGACGCAGGCGGGTAATGACATCACGAAAGATATCAGCGCCCGGCTGTTATCTATGACGCTCACGGATAACAGGGGGTTTGACGCTGACCAGCTCGACATTGAGCTTGATGACAGCGACGGTCTGGTGGAAATGCCTGCGCGCGGTGCGGTGCTCTCCCTGTTCTTGGGCTGGCAGGGAGCGGCGCTGCTCGGTAAGGGGCAATTTACGGTTGATGAAGTTGAACACCGTGGCGCGCCGGATACGCTGACCATCCGGGCGCGCAGTGCTGACTTTCGCGGCACCCTGAACTCACGGCGGGAAATGTCTTACCACGACACTACGCTCGGTCAGGTGGTGGAGCAAATCGCCGCGCGCAATAAGCTGACGGCCAGCGTAGCCACGCAGTTGAACGCCATCAGTATTCCGCACATCGATCAGTCTCAGGAATCTGACGCCAAGTTTTTAACCCGTCTGGCCACGCGCAACGGGGCTGATGTTTCGGTGAAAGCTGGTAAGTTACTTTTTCTGAAAGCGGGAAGCGGCACTACCGCCAGCGGCAAGCCCATACCGACCATGACGATTGAGCGTGCAGACGGTGACCGGCATCAGTTTGCTATCGCTGACCGGGGCGCATACACCGGCGTAACGGCTAAATGGCTGCACACCAAAGACCCTAAGCCGAAAAAGCAAAAGGTCAAAATCCAGCGAAAGCCCAAGTTTAAACAGCTGCGCGCCCTGCAACACCCCAAGTCCAAGCCAGCCGCAACCGCCAAAAAAGCAGCGGCCAAGCCAGAAGAAAAAGAGGGTGAATACATGGCAGGCGAAGCGGATAACGTGTTTGCACTGACTACCACCTACGCCAGCAAAGTGCAGGCCATGCGCGCAGCAGCGGCGAAGTGGGATAAGTTGCAACGTGGGGTGGCCGAATTCTCCATTAATCTGGCTATGGGGCGCGCCGATTTATACCCCGAAACGCCGGTGCAGGTTAAAGGGTTTAAGCGCGTCATAGACGACCAGTCATGGATTATCACTAAGGTGGTTCACTCACTCAGCAATAGTGGCTACACGACTTCCCTAGACCTCGAGGTAAGGCTTTCAGATGTGGAGTTTGATACGCAGGAAGAATGACGAATTAATTAGTTAACAGTTTGTTTTAATTGAATTTATATATTAAAATAAACGCATCTTAAAGTGATTCCTTGAGGTGGTGATCATGTTCCATTGTCCAATCTGCAAATACGCTGCACATACCCGTTCCAGCCGTTACCTGAGTGAGAACACCAAGGAGCGTTATAACCAGTGCCAGAACATAAATTGTGGGCATACGTTTAAGACGATGGAATCATTCGACGGCTCAATTATGAAGCCGGGACATATCAACGCAGTGATGCCTCACCCAACCTCGCACGGTCAGCAAACCTTCCTGATGTAA